TAATGCAAATATAAGCGCATTTATTTAATATGCAAATTTATTTTTAAAATAAGTCGCGATGGTAATCGAACACCATGTCTCGCGCATATGCACGGTTCTGCCACTGAACTACACGACCATGTACAAAATTAATAATAACTATTAAATGTGTTATTGAAATTATCAACATATGTAACCATATATACATAATCAGTTATACATTTGTATCGGTTAGTAATGGGAGTGTGTTTTCCATTTATTTGTTTTGAAGGGGCTATCAGAAATGGTAGCCCTTTTTTATTTAAAATTTTATCGCTCATTTACAGCAAGTTGCAAAGTATTTTAAAATATATTTAACAAAATACTTGCATCGTGTTACATTAATACATTACATTTGTATCACCAAAACGGAATAAAACACACACATTATGAAAACTTACACAACACCAATCACAAAAACAGCAATCACAAGTTATTGCTTTGGCACATTCCCAAAAACATATATTACTGGTAACATTGGAGATACTTATACTGTTATAGGAGAAACAAAAACATACTACATAACTACTAACGAAAAAAATAATAAATTGCCAAAGTGGATTGTAGATAATATTTAAGATAAAAAATCCCACAGTATTCGTACAGGGTTGACAAGCTGGAAAGACAGCCATTTTTTTAAACACACACTTAAACACGCACATTATGAAAACAACTAAAAACTTAACCGCAACACAAGCTATTAAAATAGCTAAAAAAGAATTTATCGCAGAGCATGGCAAACGTGCATACAATGCTCATGTATCTATTTGCCCAAGATATGCAGGCGGCAAATACGTACACATTATGGCGCAAGGATTAACCACAGAATTTTACTTTAACTAAAATAAATGACAACTACTAAATATCAATTCAAAGCAGCGCGAGTGTTAGCAGGGTTAACACAGCGCGAATTATCCGAGAAGTCGGGGGTAAGTATGACAACGATTGTAAAGATTGACAATGGTGTATATAACGACCTTACACCACTAAAAAAAATAGCTAAAGTATTAAACAAAAAAGTAAACGTAATTTTAAACTAATGACAACAGCAGGACGTAACAGGTTAATTTTAGCCGCAGTAATTTTAGGAGGCATCGCCTTTGATTTTATCACCAGACACTTATAAAAACAAATTATATGAAAGACACATTAATCCAAGACAGAACATTAGCCTTCTTAATTGAAAGCACCAAGTCGCACATTAACGCACAGCTTACCTATGTGCATAGCAATGTGATTGACCCAATTGTATTACTTGACAAGTTAATGCAGATTAGCCGCGATGTAATGCATCTTAACGAGCTAGACAGCGCGTTTGTAAATGAAGTTATCACACAGGTTGAATTACTAAGACCGATTAATACATTTGAATTATGACATTTACATGCAATCAATGTGAACATGAGTTTGAAACTCCTACTTATGTAGAAACAGGTGGCGAATACGGAAGCACACCACATAAAGAACCAGCTTCGCCATGTTGCGAAGATTCATTCACAGAAAACTAACCAAAACAAAACAAATGAACACAAGAACATTAACACACGGAGGCACTATGGTAGTGCTTACGTGTACCGAAACAGGAATGGTGCATAGAACTAACAATGCACAGCTAATGCAAGTATTAGAGGCTAAGAAACACCGCACAGATGTGCAGGACACTGCCTCGATTAACAAACAACTTCGTAATCATTCAGCATCATGCAATTAACCGCCACTTATAGTGTTGAACGCAACACCCACAAATTAAAAGAAATGCCCAATACATTGTTGGACGAGCAGAAAGTTGACATAATCCTAAACACAATAGTAGCATACAGCAAGACACCACGCTACCTTATCATCAGCCCTACTCGTAAGCGTGAAGTATGCGAGTTGAGGCAAATAGCAATGGAGATAATCAAAAAGAACACCAGCTTAATGCTTAAATCTATTGGAAATGTATTTAACGGACGCGACCATTCCAGTGTAATATCTGCTATCAACAAGGTAAATGACCTGTTCGAGACTGATAAGAAATTCAAAGAAAAATACCTTAGCATCCAACACGAATTATCAAGCAAATTTATTTTACATAAAACAAGATATTAGTTGCAATTGTCAAAACAGAATTGTAATCTTGTATAACATTAGTCAGGTGGCGGCATGGTGTTGTCGTAAATAGAATATCCGAGGTCGTAAGCCCTCAAGCAGGTTCGAATCCTGCCCTGATTACAAAACCAAAACAAAACAAAATGAGTAAGACACTACCAACACTCGCAGACCTTACGCAAGACCTGCAATTAGCTTGGAAAAATGACCAGCTAAACCTTTTACTAAACCAAACCCCACCAAAAGAGTGGGTTAAGAAACACCCATTTATTAAAGACTACAACTACCTACCAATTGATAAGGTAGAACATTTACTACGCAAGATTTTTAAGGAGTACAAAATTGAAATTACAGGACAAGGCACTGCATTTAATGGCGTGTGGGTAACTGTTCGTGTACACTTTAAATCACCTACAAATGGCGAATGGTTGTTTTACGATGGCATCGGAGCGGCTCAACTACAAACTAAACAAGGCTCAAGCCCTGCCGACTTAGCTAACATTAACAATGGTGCTTTGTCGATGGCGTTCCCAATTGCGAAGACCGTTGCCGTGAAAGATGCAGCCGACCATTTCGGTTCATTGTTTGGTGCTAACCTTAACCGTAAGGACATTGTACCATTTAAACCTGATAGCAACTTAAGCGAAACCTTTGTTAAGTCAAACGCTGATAAGATGGGAGGTAAGAATGTCTAAGTATAACGTATTTGAAACTAAAGAAGACTGGGCAAAGTTCCGCAAAGGATTGTTTACAGCAAGCGAGGTTCACAGACTATTGGCTGAACCAAAGTTGAAAGCAGATAAAGAGGCAGGCAACTTGAGCGAAGGCGCAAAGACTTATGTGCGTGAGCGTGTATCAATACTATTAGCACCTGAAGAACCACAGCACTACAATGCTAACATGGAGCGCGGAAACGATGCAGAACCGCAGGCAGTAATGACTTACGCTACTAAATTAGGTAAGTCGGTAAATGATGATGACTTTATCTACACTTCGATTGGTGGTTTTGTTTTCTTTACTGATGAGGAATTTGATGCAGGAGGTACGCCCGATATTATAATCGGTGAAACCATTTGCGAAATCAAATGTCCGCTAAGTAAAACGCATCTTGAATACATGATGATAAGTGATGTTGAAGAGTTAAAGTCAGCCGTGCCTCAATATTACGCACAGATGCAAATGAACATGTGGCTATGTGATGCTAAGGATAGCGTGTTTATCTCATTTGATGACCGCTACTATAACGATGCGCACCACTTGCACACGGTTGAAGTACCACGAGATGAGGAATACATAGAGCAAATTAAACGTAAGCTACTCAAAGCAAAGGAATACAAACAATTATTATTAAACACAATTAACAAAACAAATTAAAAACATGGTATCTAAAACATTATTAACACTAATCGAAGGTTACACTTCATTACATTCAAGAGTTGGTGGACATCAACATTTTAACACCGAAAAAATCAAAACATTAGTAAGCAATCCTAAAGGTGCAATTACTATTGGTGCAAGCATTAGATTCGCTGTACAAATAGGTTTAGTTAACAGAGTAAAGGCAGGTGTGTATTATTTTACTAAATCGCCACAGCAAAAAGATATTGAACAAATTTATTCATGTGTTAAAAAACAACAGTTTGAAAAACAACAATTAGCCAAAATTGAACGTAAAGTAAAAAGACAAACTAAATTATTTAACAATGAAGTTATTGATAAAGAAGATCCATTGATTTTCTTAAAAGATGCTACTATCAATGACCTTGTAAGTAGAATAAAAGAGTTAGGTTACACAGGCGAATTAACACCAACTAAAAACACTATCTCATTCTAACATGGCACGAATTAACGGAGTAGAAACATGTATACCTAAACGCCAAGTGTTTAGAGCAGCGGGAGGATTTGATAACCTAAGTAGATGGAACTACATAATGGATGACTTTACCGACAAAGATTGGTTTTACCACTGGCCTATGGTCGACACGGTAAAGGAAGTATTAGCCGACTTTGAGCGAATAGTTACTAAACCAAGATTAAAAATAATAGAACAAAAAACAAATGGCACAACTAACACAAAAAAGCGCGCTACTAAAGCTGCTAAAGAAAGGTAAGCCTGTTGATGACAACAAGGCCCGACTACTAACAGGCTGCACAACTATCCGAAGCCGAGTATCTGAGTTCATTGCAATGGGATTTAAGATTGATAAGGAGCGTGTAAATCACACCACTCGGTATAAGACTAAAGGACACCATGTAGCATACACGATGGATGTACAACACGCTAAAAAGAAAGGATTATTATGAGCAATAAAAAACAAAGTAGCGTTGAGTGGTTGATTAGTCAACTTGATAAATATTATGTATTATCATATAATGAGTTAAAAAATAATGAGGCTGTTCAACAAGCCAAAGCAATGCACAAGGAGGAGATAATTAAGTTTGCTGAGGATTGGGGAAAAAGTAATTTAGATTGTAAAGAAGATTTATACACCGAAACATTCAACTCAGATGAAGCCTAAGACCTGCAAGATATGCAAAGCCGTGTTCACCCCTATTCGCGCATTACAAATGGTTTGTGGTGCTAAGTGTGGGATTGAATACGGTGTTAGGCAAACCGCTAAACGACTTGACAAAAAGGTTTCGGAATTGAAGTCGGAATTACGAGCAGAAAAACGTGAGGCAAAGGAAAAACTAAAGACCTACTCGCAGCGTGTTAATGAGGTTAAGGTAATATTCCAACGGTACATAAGAATGCGAGATGCTAAGCTGCCATGTATAAGTTGCGGTGTAACGTCAGCAAGCGTATGGGATGGTTCACATTATAAGAAGGCCGAAGTGTACAGCGGTGTTATTTTTAATGAAGATAACGTGCATAAATCTTGCGGAAAATGCAACAGGTATTTAGGAGGTAATGAGTTGAATTATCGTGTAGGTTTGATTGCGAAAATAGGTAACGAACGTGTGTTGCAACTTGAGCAGCTTGCCGAAGAAACAAGGGTTAAAAAGTACAGTGAGTTGGAGTTACTTGAAATTAAAACGAGGTACAAAAATAAACTTAAAGGATTAATCCAATAATTACACCTACTAACCCACTCCACACAGCCGCTTTGATTAACTTAATCTGAGCGGTTTTTTTATGCGCCTTAAAGTGTTTTTGTTGCGAGGCGATAATAAGGCTGTCTGCTTGTACAACGTTGCTTAAATGAGTTATAATGGAATCCTTGACAACTGATTGAATCACGCATGACTCGTAAGACATTGCAAGCACATTAATACTGTCTATCCCATGTAGCGAAAGTATTGCACCTGTATCGGTTGGTATAGCAAGTGTATCTATTTTAATGATTAATTTAATGCGTTCTTTAGATGGTTTCATTTTGTAACCGTTTAACCGATTAGTTAATGCCATACGCTCGGCTTCAAGTGTAGCGTTTAACACATCCACGCTGTCAAGTGTTAGCATCCTGTCAACTTCTAAGATAGCAACCTGGTTCTCTAAGGTAGTCGTTTGTATGTAGTGCGCCTTATCATGGTTGCAACGGTCAATTGTCAAGAAAACAATAAATACTGCAAGCAATAATACTACTAAGTCCTTGTAACGCGTGGTTGTCATTTGATATAAAGTAATTGTGTTTTTAAATTATTTGGATTGTAACTTATATGTAACCATTCAGGGCCGCTCTTATCACCGTATTCACTAATGAGCTGTGTAAATTCCACATTATCCTTAAGCCAATTAAACAGCTTTAAGTTTTCGGCATTGCTGCCAGCATCTAAATCAATCGCCATGCCTTTTACATGGTCCGATGTTTTACTACCTTTTACCGCCTTGTTTAATTCTACACTACGAAAAAACGAGTTGATGCGGATAGGTTTACCATACCACTCACGGAGCGGCTCAAAGCATTTCTCCGCTACTAACTTCATGGCTGCTAACTGTACCTCATTGGGTATATTAGCAATGCCTTTACCCTTTGCCGTGTCGCTGTGGGTTGCCTCTAAGTAGCTGATATGTTTACTTATCATTTGTGTTAATAGTTGTCATGTAACCACCTAAAGCCACAAGTCCACTTAATACAAGTGGTGCAATGTGTCTAAAGTCTAATGCGAATGTTTCCCACTCCACACTAACCCACGCAGTCGCAATAGCTACAACAGCACCAAATAAAGTGCTTAGCAAATTACGATGTCTTTTACTTAATCGCATTACCTTTTTTGATGTAGTACCAAAACGCTGCCGCTCCTGAAAGGATTGCAATAATTCCTGCAAGTGCTGAGATAATAGGTTGATAAGAAGTAGCCATGTGTGCTAATGCACTTAGGCTACTAATTGCTGTTAACGTGTCCGCTGTCGTGTCGTTTAAATGTTTCATATTTAATTAGGGCAAATCTTTAATTATAGGAGGTACATATTCTGCTGTTGGCAATTCTTTTACCCACATAAAATCCTCGTTTGTGCAGCCGTTAACCTCACCTTCAAAAATAAAAAATACCCCATCAATATCGGGTACTGGATTGAAGTATTGGTCGGGAGCAAATGCTGCCCCCGATAATAATTCTTTTTGTATTAATGTTAATTTATAACCTATCATATTATATTATCTTGATAAACTACTCATAAAAGTGCTTAATATTGCATCGTATGATGTTTCTTGAGCGTCTGTAATTGCTCCATTTATAAAAGCAAAATACGAATATTCCCTATTTGAAGGCAAGTCGGTAGCTGTTGTATTTATATAACCCCTGCACATTATTGGTATTGCTCTTGATGTACGTGTATTATTAGCTTCTGACCTTGTAAATAAAACAACACCATTTCTTTTCAGGGTTACAGTCGTGCCTCTTTTTGTTAATATAAATCTTGCTTGAGTATTAACAGATAAAGCCCCAGAAGAAACTTGTGGTCCAAATGCTGAAGATATTGTATTACCTGACGAATTAGATGCACCTTGAATACCGCCAGTTAACGTACTATTTGTAATTCCAAAATCAAAGCCTGTTGTGCTGTTAGTTCTACTTGCCCAAATAATAGTAAATTCATTAGTTGTAAATTGCAAATTGTCAAAAATATTTGTATTTGCGTAACCATTTACCCCATTGCCTTGTATACCTGTTGTATTAGCAGTAACAGTACCTCCATAAGTTAAATTAAAATCCGCTATTAAACCTGTTGGCTTTATTGAATTAAACTTAAATTGATTCAGCCTATCTGTATTTGTCGCTTGTGTTGTCAAAAACGGATACTCTGCAATTATACTTAAATCCGTTACTCCTAATGCTTTTCTTGAAATAGTTAATTGATTTTGAGCAGACACAATAACATTATCCGCAATTACCGCTGATGTTAAATAAGTGTTTGCAGTAGCATCCATTACTCGCACAATTGTGTTACTTGTTGCATTAACTGATCCACCTGCATTAGTTGCTGTTACTACGCAAGTAATATTTATAATATTACCCGCATCCGCTTGAACTAAAGTATAAGTGCTTGCGTTTGTGCCTATGTTAGTCGCACCACGTTTCCATTGGTAGCTATAAGATATAGGTAAATCACCTGTCCATGTTCCTGTTGTACTTGTTAATGTTTGACCAACCACAGCCGTTCCACTAATCACAGGGGCTACTGTATTAACAGGTGCTATTACATTAACTGCACTCACACTATTACTTGATGCTATAAATGCACTTGTTCCGTATGTGTTAGTTCCTTTAACTTCAACACGAATAGTTGTTCCGTCATCTGCTAATTGAATAGTGTAAGTTGATGCCGTTGAACCACTTATTGCCAATCCATCACGAGTCCATTTGTATTCGTAAGTTATTGGAGCAACACCTGTCCATGTTCCAACATTAGCAGTAATTAAAGTACCTGTTGATTGTGTTCCGATTGGGCTTACCGTTGGTGCTACCGTATTTATTGGCGCAAAGTCTTGAACCGTTATAGTGTTTGAAACTTCACTATCAAACCCGTAAGTATTAGTAGCCTTAACCTCGCATGTAATGGCAGCTAAACTATCACTCGCACCAATTACATAAGTAGATAATGTTTCGCCCGATATAGGTGAACCACCACGCAACCATTGATAAGTGTAAGTTAAAGGTGAAGTGCCTGTGAATGTGCCGTTAGTTGTTGTTAATGTACTACCAAACGTATTAGTACCGCTAATTACAGGTGCAACCGTGTTAGATGGTGCAGTTCCAACTACAAGCGAATTACTTGTATTAGCATTAGCACTACCTTCTGTATTCGTAGCCGTTACCGTACACGTTAATGTTTTAGTATCGTCACCGATTAAAGGCGTGTATGTATTACTCGCACCACTCTGAACGCTTACGGTATCAAGTTTAAAGTTGAATGTAAAAGTTGGAGAAGGCGAACCACTCCAAGCACCAGCACTACAAGTTACAACTGAACCCACAGCACCATTGCCCACCAATGAAGGTAAAACAACATTAGCAGGTGCAGCAGGTATGCTTTCGCTCACTCTGGCTTTCGCCAAACCTAAGTTATAGCCGTACATCTTAACCTACGTTTACAGTGGCAGGTAAAATAACCTCATCAAATACAAATGCAGAACCGCTTGTTAAGGTCAATGCCTTAATGCCTTGCCCGCCTTGTGCGAATAACACCACGCCTGCTTTTATAGTCTTGCTACTAATGCCCCATGCTGTTACTTGGTTACTGTCATCTGTACCTGTAAACACGCTTACTACGCTGTCTTCTTGAAAATAAACGAACTTATATTTACTTGCTGTTATTGCTGCGCTTGAATCGACAAATTTGCCTTTCATAAATCCGCCTAAAAGTAATTCTTGTACTGTTGCCATATATTATAAATAGTATTTTTTTATGTTATTGTTTAATCGGAATTTGACACCTGTTTGATTCGTAAGCTAACTCTACGTTTACCGTCATTAACCAACCGTTTACCTTATCGGGGAAGCCCTCAAAGATTGGATCGAGTGTTACGCTTTCGGCTGCTAAGAAATTATCTTCATTCGCAGGGTCTGCAAGCATAGCATACACGTCTTGGCTTATGCTTAACGTGTCGCTTAATATGTCCTTTTCATTTCGGTTGTCATCGCTCACAATGTCAAGCACCAACACGCCTAATGCAAGCGATAATGTTTTACCACTTATGCTTGATGTTAAGATGTTTGCCCACATTAGCGGGTAGTTCTCTTGAACTGTGCTTATCTCAAACGTTTCTCCAAACCCAAACCCATTAAGCTGTGCGTGGCTTTGCTGTATTGTTTCGAGCTTGTTGATTATTTGGTTTAACGTTGTGAATCTCATGTTGTTTTTTGATTAAAAACTGTTGCAGCTTTTCTAAATTTTTCTTACTTACTCCTTGATTCATACAAATACTTTGTTTAGCAATTATTACAGCCTTCGTTTCTGTTGTACTCGCTTGGCGCAATCGGGATTCCTGTAAAGTTTGCATCACCTTTGCAGCAAACCAAACCACCTAAGAACATACCACTTGTGTAATTGGTACTCTTAGCGTAAATAGTATCTATGTTCGCGCCTTCCTGATTCAAGTATTTAGGGAACACAGTCGGGTTGCTCATTAAATACTTGGTCAAACGCTCAGCATACCACTCGGCTTTATTCTTAGCGTTGTTCATCAAGAAACCAATCTCTTCAAGTGAGGCAGGATTCATGTTATCCGCGTTCTGTACCCCTACTGCTTTGTTGAAAAACTTATAATTCATTACAAGCGGTAACTCATGCCTGCAATACCACACCATTGTTGGTGTTATGTAAGCATCCATCAATCCCTTTTCAATTGTAGTTAAACTATTCGTGCGAACTTTCTCGATTAAGTCGTTGTATAAAGTCGTTCCAAGTATCGGTAAGATGTAGAAATTTTGCACGTCCCAAATAGTCGGTGCAATAACTTTCATATCTACGTTATCCTGCAAGATGCTTTCTTGCTTTAAGGTTGACTCGCTTAAAAAATATACTTTTGCCATTATTTCTTTTTAACTAAAGTTTGTAAAAACACGTGTCTACAAGACGGTGAATGAATGTTTGTTCCGGGTTCAGTATACCACCCACCCCTGCGAGTAAACGCATCATAGTTTGGAATGCCGTAAATAGCCCCTAATTCAACGCCTATCTTATCAATTTCCTCACGGGTATATAATCTATTAGCATCAATCATTCCTTTGCAAAACGGGCGTGTTCTGCCATTAGGTAATACCGCAGGACCTTGCGTGTCAAATCTTAAAGCATATTTGTACTTCACATACAACTCGGTAAAATCGGGAACTTTTGCCTCCGTGCCTTTCGGTGTTAGCTTAACATTTTCATCAATGTACCCTTTATCTAATAGATTCGTTAAGATGTCGCTTACTTCCTTAACTTTAATCTTTAATAATTTGGCTATTGCATCAGCATCGGCTTTGTCATCTGTCTTTAATATATCGATTATAGCTTTTTCGGTGGTAGTCAAAGCAAACATTTGCGATTGCGTATCCATGTCGGACACGCTAAACACTTGTTTAATCTTCTTTACCTCCGTGTAGCTATCCGCTGATTCACCAAACTTTAAAAATACCTCTAATTCGGTTTGGTCTTTTGCAAATTTACTAAACCCCGTGGCATCAGTTGCAACCGCAGGGTCAAGTTCTGTGCCTTCCTCTTTAGCAGGTAGCGATACTAACGCTCTAATCTCGTTAGGTGTCATGCTTTCAAGCACTTTGTTTGCCACTAATGGACTTAATGTGTTGATTGCATCGTTAACCGCATTAGCATTTGAGTTAATATCAAGTGGTTTACGTCCTACTATTTCGCGCATTTCGTCTTTAGTTAAGATACTTGCCAATGTAGCCTCACTAAACTCAGGCATAACAGGCTCAATAGGTATAAATGTTAAACGTTTAGCTAACCCTACTAACTCGTTTAAGATTTCCTCTATCTGATTCTGCTTAGGTGTGATATAAGTGTTTTGAAATAACTGAAACGCTGTGGCCATTTCGTTACGTCCACCTAACTGACCCTCAGTCCTTATGCCAAATAACATAGGAGAGGTAACCTTATGCCCGCAAAAGATCTCTTCTTGTATAGTTTTATTTAAAGCCTCGTAACGTTTATCAAAATCATTGTTACTTAACTGCTGAATCTGTGGAGCGCGAGTAGGATCGTCTACAAAATCCAATACCAAAGAATTAGCGCGGTCTGTTCCAACAAACTTTTTCTTTAATTGCTTTTCGATGGTTGCCATTTCCTCTTCGGCAGGTACACCATTCATAAACGTAATCATAGTACCACCCATAAACCCATTTTGAATTGAGGCTCTATGAAAGTTAGCTATTTCCGCATCCGTTATAATTGCAGGTACAGCACCTATGTACTCAGGTAGCGTGTAAGTTTCGATGTTCGGTCTGTATTGCTTGTAGTACAACACACCATCTTTGCCTTTATCGTACTCTTTACTTCCGTATGCTGGGTAAGATGTGATTTGGTCAGGCTTTATAGAGCTGTTATCCGTGCCATCATCATTTAACCAATGCTCAGAATAGTAAATAATAGTGTTGTCTTTATTCGAGCGTAACTTGCAATAGTCTAAATGGTAAACTTCCGCTATGCCTTTTTTATCTTTGGTCTTTATAATGTGAAGATAACACCCGCCAAACAACTCAATGTCCAACGCCATCTTACTACTTATGCTGTGTAAGTTTTCGTATGGGTTAGGTGATTGAATTAATGCCTGTGTGCTTGCTATTTTTTCAGGTGTTAGACCATCTGTGTTAAACGCTAACCCTTGACCTGCTATATATAGTTGTTTAGCAGTTAAGATTGCATTGTGCTTTGCCGAGCGGTTAAATAAAGTTACTAAGAAGTTTGGGTAGTTGTTATCCTCACCATACTTTATATATTCCTTATTCCGTATCTCAGAAAATACAGGTACTTTATCGTTTGTAAAACTTATTATTCTTGGGTTTGCCATGTTATCCTGCTTCAATTATTCTGAATGTAATCTCCATGTTCGCATTAGTATCAGTACCTGCGCCACCATCCACTGCCACGTTGCCAATATGAAATCTTATCTTACCTGCCTCTGTACGGTAGTGCATTAATATAGGGTAACCTGCACCTGCATAATATAAGTTACACTCTACTTTAGTTTCTGCGCCTTCAATTAAGCTATTATTTATGTCATGGTAGGCATTATCTTTTTTGCCTAATATAGAAGTAAAAACCGCTACCCCCGATAGTGTATTTATCGTAACCGCTCGCGGCCCTGTTGCTGTATTATTCAAATCATAATTAAGCTGCCTTGTTCCTACCTCTGTATCAACATATCCCTCAGTTGCATAACCTACCAACGCTGCCGATATTTGTGCAGTTACTGCCGACACGGTTGTAAAAATAGTACCTAAAAAAGTAGCTATCTTACTCATGGTAGTTTTCATTGTTTCACCATTCTGAACCAATGCGAATTGGTCACCACTTGCGTTGTTCGCCACTAAATCTAATTCACTTATTTTCTTATTGCTCATATATTTATTAAAAAGCCGTTTTCTTGTAGTAAAAAATAACCATCTTCTGTCAATAGGTTGTCATCAGGATTGTACACTATTGCAGTTGTATCTATGTCATTATAAATATAGTTAGCATCTGAACTTGGTACTACCCAAACTTTGCCCTTCTCAACTTCTTTAACTGTATAGTCTATCGCTTGACTTGCATTTGTTAATCCACTTAAGGTACTTAGTGATGTTTGATAAATAGTGTAGTTGTAAAACCCAGTATCACCTAACTCAACCTGCCCTGCTAATGTGTTTGGCGTGTCGCGTTCAATCACATTAAACTCATTATACCTTTCTTTAAACAAAGATACATCAGTTGCAATAAAGTAATAATCTACATTGCTTGTTTGGTTTGTGAACTGAAATAAATAATACGGATTAGTAGCCGTGCTATTTTCAGTCAGTGTAACCACTACATTGTTTTCGCTGTATTTTTCAAATCTTATCACTAACTATAAATAGATTTTATTTTAAAAAGTGTTTAAAAGCAAAAAGCCCCACAATTGTGAGGCTCTTATGATATGTAAAACAAGATAAGAAAGTTAAACTGTTAACAACGCTGCTATGATTGATGGGCTAACCTCTGGACTCATTGCCTTTTCCATTCCTGAGAAAGTCAAATTGTACCCTTGAAACTCATTCATAGCTGCCCCACTTGCGGCAGTACCACCGTTTACTTCCATGCCGTTGTATTGGCCTGCTAAAAAGAAGCTACCATCTTTAGTTTCAACGATAATAGCCATTCTATTTTTAGCTAACAAATCAAACTTGTTGGTGTTGCCTTGCGCTAATTTAGAAAACACAACATTAATGGTAGGCTCGTAAGCTACTGAACCTGTTGCTGGATCTGCTTGGATGTTTTCAGTAAATGAATTAGCACCACGTGGCATTAACTCATACTTATAAAACAATCCCGATTTTGTTATGGCGGTTACGTATCCGCTCGCGTTTGCTGAAACGGTTGTTACACTTGATAGAGGTGCGATGTAAAGGTTTTTTATCCCTCCCACAACGTCTTTACAATCAAGGGCAAAGCCGCTTAATAGTGCGCATGCCATATATTTTTTTTTATATTATTAAAGGGGATGGTTTTACCCACCCCCTAATGTTTTAATTAAACGATAAACTTAACTACCTCTGAAGGTAAAGCGATTTGTACACCGTATTTAAACTCTGATTTCATACGAACTACATCAAAGTCTTCTGAGAACCACCACTTCATGCGGTCTTCATCCCCTTCCAAATCTACCCCTAAAAACATATTAGATGTTCTCATTACGTATAGGTCGCTTGTTCCATTCAAACCGTTTACAGGCATGATTTTTAACATTGTACCCGGATGAGTGTAAACTGCATCAGTGTCACCGTTTGCGATGTAATGGTATAGGTTAGCATTCTTAAGTGCTAATTGATATAAGCGATATACATCGTTACCCATAAACAAATGCAAATCTTCTTTGTCTAAGATTGCAACAGGGATAGCTGTGTAAATTGCGTCAACTACTGAAAGAATGTTAGTTGAAGTAATACCAGTTACAGGAGTGATGTAAGCCGATGCGTTTGCGTTTACTACGCCTGCTGCACCTGCGATGATTACACCTAATCCGTCAAACTTGTTTAAGTTGATGTTCAAGCTAGTGGTGTCACCTTGCCAAATTGCAGTTTCGATGCTTTCAGCTATTTGACCTACTGTTTGGTCAACTATTGCAGCTTCGATTCCACCTGGTAAAGACTCATAGTAAGAACCATCGTTCAATAACAACTGAGTGTACTTTGTTTCTAACGCCTTCACGCAATATTCTTCCATTACTGAAATCTTACCTACGCTAACGTTACGACTTGAGATTGCTGTGTCACCTGATGCGTTAAATCCACAAGTACCACCAGCTTGAAAAATCAAGTTCTTTGATAATGTAGGGATTTGCATAGATGATTTAACACCTGTTAATTTTGTCATTAAAGACGCAGACTTTGCTTTGAACAAAGACTTAGTGATTAATGTTGTTTCGTTTGCCTTTGTCCAATTGGTAAGGCCTGTTACATTAAATGCCATGTTTTATTTTTTTAAATTATGTATTGCTTTTGATATGTCTTCGATGCTGTTTGTGCGAACTTTTCCAAATCCCGATTTTACAGGTTGTACTACTTCGGCTGCTGGCTCATTACTAATCTTACTTACTAAGTCAACTACTGCGTTAAACTTAGATGCGATTTCAGAATTGATTGCTGCTACTTTTGCGTTTACGTCTTCTGAACTCATAGATTCAGGCTTCTTACCCATCTCTTCTATCTTAGCTTCTAAAGCTGCTAATTTCTCAGCAAGTTTTTCTACTAACATTTCAAGTTCGCCTGCCATGTCTTCGGTTTTTTTGTCTTCAACCTCAATTGTGATTTCGGCTTCCTCTTCTGCTTCGGCAGGAGTAACAGTTACTACTAACCCACCAGCTGTTGAAACGATTGTTCCGTCTTCTAACTTGTGTTCACCATCAGGTGCAGGCATCTGAACGCCTTGTTCATCAACTACGAATAACGCAGCTCCAGTGGTTAGTTCACCTTCCCACATTACTATTGTGCCATCTTCTAACTTGGCTTGTTCAAACTTCTGTTCACCAAACAAAAGTATTTTGATTTTGCTTAACGCTTCTGACTTTGTCATATATGTATATAGATTAATTTAAATATTTGCTTTTTTGAGTATCTCACGTGCCATCTCTACCTTAGATGCGTCTATGTTTTTTACAACTTCGATTATTTGCTCCATTGCCGACTTAGGTTTGTTATCAATCTTCACTGTCTTAAACATTCCCTCAACGCTAAACCCTTTAAATTTACCTGTCTTAACGTAATCATCCCATACTTCCTCGTTGTCTACTTTAAACGAACCAAACCAACTGCCCTCAGTTAAGTTGTACCCCGCAGGTGAATAGATACCCCTATCTTTATCTATTAAGAAACTTTCAATCATGTACACACCCTTCAACATTAAATTGCTATCGTGCATCATATTGACCTGTGCCGTGTTGTTATTACGAAAAAATTTTTTAACGATGTTGAATATGTCGGTTGCTGTGAAGATTCCGTAGTATTCGCCTGTTTGGTCGATTCTATAAATCGGAAGTTCGGCCACCATTAGCGGGCCACTGATTATACGCTTTTCTTTATCAGCCGTAAAGGTCAACTTCTTATCGTTGAATGCTTGCCAATTCATTTCGATGGCAGGGTAATCGACTAGCGCGATACAATCAACACCTATCTCATCATCATCTTCGGGTACTACGAACCTGTATATCGGTAACTCCATGTTTTTAAATAGATTAATTATTGAAAATTGTTTTATCCGATTTTAGCGTTTGACTGTATCACATCAACCTTATTCATGCTGCCTCTTATATCGCTCTCTACCACGTACACCTTTTGCGGTTTCATCCCTAACTGAACATCACCTCCACCTTGTACTTGCTGTGCCACAGCGGGATTGAATTGAGGTACTGCGGGAGCTGCTGCACCTCCGCCGCCTCCGCTACCACCTGGTACTTTAACTGCATAAATAGCCTTTACTCGCGCTAACCCTCCTAATACTGCCGCTCCTGCTGCTGCTATTGCAACTGTTAAACCGCCATCAGGCAAAAGTTTCATATATGGATTTTGAGTTACATTAGTAAATACTGAACTTGCTGCTAAATAAGTATCAATAGTTGCTTGTGCTGCTGCTAGTAATTTACCTGCCTCAGTTTCTTTTCCTGCCGCTTCCGAAAATTGACCTAATGCTGTGGCGGTAATTTGTAAAGCGTCACGTTTCGCATTAGATTTGTCTTTTTCTATTTTAGCCTCAGCGTCTGCATATTCCTTTTGAGTTATTAACCCTTTTTCTAAAAAGTATTTTAATGTGTCAACTCTATCGGCAAAACTATTTTTTTCATCTGCAGCATATGAGAGTGCTTTATCATGGAATTCTTGATTTTCTTTATCAGCCTTCTCCATCTTTTTGTATTTCTCATCAAGATATTGTTTTAAAGCATCAAGTTCTTTAGTTTGATTTCGTTTATAAGTGTCATATTCCGATTGTGCTTGCTCCATGCGTTTGTCAAACGCTTTCTTTTCTGCCTCTGCTTTTTTTGCTAATCTTTCTTTGTCTTTTTCAGCTAATTCATTCTTTCTGTCTTGCTCTTGTTTGTCATATTTTTTATTTATATCATCAACGGCTATACGCATTAACTCTTGTTCGCCTTTAACAAGTTTGTTATATTCCTCAAAATTGATTTTTTTATCTTGAAGTTCTTTGAAATATGCTCTTATGTTTGCTTGTGATGCTGCAGATGCTTCTAAAACTTCCTTGTCTCTACCTTGCGCCCTTGCAATCTGTATTTTTTGCTCTTGGTCTAATAGTTTACGTTGTGCATCCCCATATCTTTCTAACTCTTTAGTAGCCTCTTCATTTGCTTTAGATTCTTCCATCCAAGCATATACCAAACCCCCAATTAAAACAACTAAGCCAAGTATACCAGTTGAAATAATTGCTGCTTTCATTGTAGCAAAAGCCGACACAACATTAGTTTTGATAACGACAGCTAATGCTTTAAAAGCATCTTTCATACCTAATAACCCATTCACACCTGTGGCTATTGCCATAGCTGCTTGGGTTTTTAATATCATTTGCTCTACCTCTTTGGATTCCCCACCCATTAAAGCCATTGCCCCTTGCACAACACTAAACCCATTAGCCACACCACCAAGCACACCTGCGAATGCTGTAAACTTAGCCTCAGGGTTAAATGCCTTTACACCCATTGCAGCATCATCAATTTTGTCTTTTAAATTTGCTGCTTTTATTGATGCTTTTGTAAACGCCTCACTTCCTATTTCAAGGTTTGCTAACTCAGCTTGTAGTGACCTTAACTCTTGCTTAACAGACTTAACAGATGTGGAACTGTTGCCTGTTTTTATTTCGGTTTCTAATACTATTTTTTCTGCCATTATTGTATAAATTGAATTAACTCTACTTGAGTAGGTTGTACTGTTGTGGTGTTATAATCTGAAATCTTTGATATGATGCAATTTGCCCCATCGACAACTACTGTATCGTAAAGTTTTAAATTGTTTATTTCGAGTGGTGTTAAGTAAACATAGCACGTAATCAACTTTGCGTTTACGCTAACTTGGTTCATCAACTCGTTCTGATAGTAGATAGAGTATAGGTCGTTATCTGTTATACCAAGTACCCCGAATGTTTGGTAGTATACTGCACGTGGTGGTCCGAATAGTACGCTAAATGTTGGAGTGTTAGGGTCATCAAACTCACCTACGTAAGCATAACCATCGTATTCAACATTAGCACCTGCGCCTGTTATTTGGCTAAATACTTGGCCTTCCTCTTTCCATCCTGCCCAGTATCCATAACGTGGTTTACCATCAATAGCTTCAGCCACTCCATTGTTTAACTTATAGGTGTGTTGCAGCTTTGGATAGTTAGCTTGCATGCTTACCGTCATAGGTGGCGCGAATGTTAACTCGATTTTCTTTACCTCAGTTACGAACTCATTTTGATTAAATACATTTTGCTGACCGTATACTTCTTTATTGTTAGTAACATATTGTTCAGAATAGTAGTCAGCATCTTGCTTAGCCAACATTTGTATTTGTTTCCAATTTAACTGCCCAATCGGGATAATTTCAATTGCTTGCGAGCGGTCTACCTTATCAGTCCAATCTAACTGTGTGCCTAATGTATAAAACGTGTCGCGTGGTTCGATTATGTAGTTAACACCATCCCAAAGTAGGTAGAGGTTAAACATTCTTAGCACATCAATGATAAAATCTTTTTGCTTATGCTGTGCAGCGGGTACGCTGTTTTTGGTATATGGGTCATTTAGTGCGAGCTGATTTGCTTCGGGCCTAAATATCGCGGTTGATCCTGTTAATATTGAAACCTCAGCATCCCAAACCGTTACCGCACCACCTGTATTAATTACCGCTTGTAAAACCACTTCTAAGTTGTCACCTGTTGTACAGCTAACTGTGCGTTCAAAAGGTAATGCCACCGCGATTGGGTCTGATAAATCATACTCAAATGTTTGGCCTAATGTATATGTACCAGCTGGCACAACAATGTTTTGAAACACTCCATTAGTTGTTGGCTCAAGTGTTAAGTTGCGAGCAACGTATGCGTTTATTTGTACTTGTATGGTTGTATCAACTGCGTAAGTATGGTTGTATCAACTGCGTAAATAACAGTAGGGTCATTTAACTTTATTCTACCCCTTACATTTGAATTAGTTACTACTGTATGATTTCGTGTAGAGTTGCACAAATATAAGCCTGTGCCTGTGTTGTACCTATTACTTGTATCTTGTTGCTCTGCGTTGTACACTACACGAACATTTGCCCCTGATGATAATAGGTATGCGGTGTTAGTGCTTCTATTTACCGCTGCGTACAAATCATTATACTGGCTTTTACTTAGGTTCGCGGTCTTATGCGTATCCAAGTAAACCATACTTTTAAACCTTGTTGAGTTTAAAAACGCACTCGAATAGGTAGTGTTATACTTTTGAAAAATCCTGTCCCAAATATGCTTGAACTTCATAGCCATTCTCAAGTTGCTAAATGGGATGTTATAGTATGGTGCAGTTGTTTGTGTGGTGTTTGTGCCTGTGTCAATCGTAAATAACTCGGCTGCGCTACCACTTGCCACAAATCCATTAACGTATGCCTTTTGATAGTCGGCAGGTCGGTATATTAATGCGCTCGTTCCTGTATCTAAGTCAACATCCTTTAGCGGGTCGGGATTACCTTGCAAAAAAGAATCACCCATTTGGCTAAACAGGTTTTTCTCATCAGAGTAAATGACACCCTCGTACTTTACATCAGTGCCTACCTTAGTAATCTTAGTTAACTGAAAGTATCCCGATATACAATTCCCGCTACCGTTCTGCACGAATGCTACTACTCGAATGTTTGGGTCAAATCCACTAATCGAGTTATCTTTATTGATTACGAATAGCTGTTTAAACACGCTCGCATTGTTTGGCGTGTTAGGTAGCGTTATTGTTTTAGTATGCGATACTTGGCGTGATGCAGGCTCTTTTACATCGGTTAACGAATAGTCAATTAGTATTGGTTCATCGTTAAACAAGTCTATGTTTACCCCACCTATAAATAAGTTAGTTTGCATTATTGATTCTGGCGATTATACACTGAGGTTTCAGTTACGTTTAAAGTTAGTTGAAATAGTTTATCGTTATCGCGTGTCTTGAACTCAAACGATGTGTTGTCAACGGTTACAGGTATAAGTGTTGCCGTGTCATTTACTCCACTTACATTATTATGTTGCGTAATCTGCTCAGAACCATATAAGTTAAATGAACTTAAGTTATAAGCAGTACCGTTTTCTTTAGCAGTAAATACAATCGAAATATAAGTTGATGTATAAGTAGCGGCGAAATTGAAATAAGTAGAAAAATTAGTATCAAAGCTTAAAACTTGATATAAATATTCGTCATAAAAATCTTCAGCACTTGGGAAATCTATCGTTGCTTCAAAGTCAACAACTAAAAATAAACCGCTCATTGATGCCGAAACTTTTTCATCTGCATCAAATCCCCATGAACTATTTATTTTTTTAATTATCCGTATTTCAAACGATGCAGGACTACCACCGCCATAATCACTATCATAACTAAACTGTACATTATTACTCTCTACTAATTCACTAAGCCAATTCAATTGCTCTTGAGTTATCCAATCCGTATTTAATGTGTGCTTGGTTTTAATCTCGCTATCATACACCCTTATTGCAGGGTCATAAGCGTTGTAAGTCTGTAAGTACCTATCCTGCTTTTGGTAGGTCTTACGGTTAATGCTGTCATTCTTAGTCGACTTTAAGTTGAAGATAAACGAATCATAAGCACCCCACTTATTTTGGAAGTACACGTTTAATGTTGGGTACATACTGCACGCATCAACTAAGTTGTAAGTGTAAGTAGGTGACAAATCGTTACCGTTGCTCACACGCTCTAATGCTATGGTGTATTTAGTTGCTGTTGGTGGTACTGTTAAACTGTTGTAACTTCCGTTTACTGTTACATCGGTTCGGTTTGCTGTGGTTAACGCTACCGTTTGCGTACTTATTAACGCATTACCGTTATAATAGGTTACTAATGCGCGGGTATTCGTACCACCGTTGCACAAAAAAGTTAACTCGTTTAAGGTTGACCTAAGTATTTCTTTGCTATCAGTATAGCTACTCATCAAGTATTGACCGATACCACTCGATGCTGCTATTGTTCCTGTGTTGATTAAATCAGTTGGTACGAAGTCGATGTACTCGTTTAACCTTAACGCTCCATTAAATACAACCGTGTTAATTATTGCACTGCTTGCGTAATACGTTGCAACTCCACTTGGGCTACTTGCATACTCTTCTCCCGGTGTTAATATAATTGGATGTGACTTATCTGAAAATATAAAGTTGCTTTTGGTTTGAAAGTAGTTGCTACTTTTTAAAAGTTCCTTAACATTAAAGAATCCCCTATTAAATAAAGTATTCGGGTCAACCACAGCTGGTGTTTTTAGTCTACCCAAATATTGATTACTCATACCTTCAAGTACAAGTGTTACATCCAAGCAATACATAAACTTAGGACTGTTAGCCAATGGGCTGCCCATTATTACCACCGCATCATTATACAATGGTGTATGTGTTAGAGGTTGCTCTACTATTGTTATTGCCATTATTTATTATAATTTATTAACTGTGTTTTAACTACCTGACCAAGTGCCACCGTCATGCCTTGACTTAACTCTGCAAGTGCTTTCGGTGTAACTGCGCCTTTGATAAAGTTTTTAGGTGCTATACCTCCACGCTTTACAAAGTAGGCTATACGTTTTGCGTCCTCTGCTTTCGCTCCTGCAAATGCCGTCCAACCCTTTATGCTGTCAATCATCTTTTGCGAAGTACCCACGTTTTTAAATTTGAATTTAGAACGCGGTGCTTTGTTTGCTGTTGGATTCGGTTTGCCACCTCTTAGCTTTGGCGATTTCTGAACACCCTGATCTACATATTCAAAATAATCCTGAGTAGTAGTTATCGCTACCTTAACATTGGTTGCACTTGAGCCGGGTAAGATTGAAGGGATAAGCGATTGCGCCAACTTGTTACTCCTACTCTTAGATGACGTTTGCAAGATACGCTGCATGTCTTTGCTAATACCGTTCATCCACTCCAATGCCACAGCCTCAACAGTGTTCTCAACTGCCGCCTCTGCACTCGGTTCGTTTCCAAACTTTTTCGCAATGTTGTATAGGTCTGTGAACTTAGCCATGTTGTCTTTTCATTTGCTCTATGTCTTTTCTTTCCTGCTCTGCCTTATCCTTGTAAAAACAAACCGTGTTTAAAAACTCGATTACACTCAAATCAAAGAAGTAATCCCACTTTGAACGGTCATCATTTGCCATGCTGTTAATTAATGCAACCCATCCATACTTAGTGTAGAAGCTGCCAACAACTCCTGAATCTCCTTCGCCTCCTTCGCCAAATAAGTTAGGGTAGCTGCTGCCAATGCCTCTGAGTATTTGCAAAAAAAAAGCATGATTGGATATGCAGTCTCAATTTTCATGTGGTTGTAAAACGCCTCACTTATCTCTGAGTGCTTACTGCCATCGTACTTTTGCTGAAACAATCCATACTTCATAGGCACACACGTTGCTGCCATGATGTTGTGGATATTGTAAATGATTTGTTCGGGGTCTTTAGTGAAGTGAGCAACGTCTATGTATTGGGCCGCTGATAACTCCTGCGTTTTCCAAATACACTTATACCACTTACCGTTAACTTTAAATACCATCTTCACCTTTTGCCCTTCCGGGATGGTGTCAAGATTTGTAATGTACTTAAGTTTAGCTTTTAACTCGGTTAGTGGTAGGCTTTCAATCTCATCAATGGTCTTACCGCTTATCTCAGCAAGTAACCGTACATTCTTGTCTACCTTGTCAATCTGTAACTCCGATATCCTTTTGCAGTTGAGAAACTGTTTGATGGTCAAATCTGCGTATTTACTTATCATACTTATAAATAGACTCGCAGGCAAATAATGCTTTAGCCTATCCCTATGGTGGCGTAACGGCCCATAGGTCGGTTGTTCAATTTGTTTAATGCAATGTAACGCAAAGCATCTATTGCGTGGTTGTTGTGGTCAATTGGTTTGCCTGTTAGCTT